TTGAATCAAAATATTGATTTTTACCTGCAGATGTTATATTAAAGAAGGAAGATGTTGAGTAACCTATACCTGCATTTGCTATAACCGTTCCAGATATCTTTTGATTTTCGATTATCAGTCTTACTGAAGCACCAGTTCCACTACCTGTAGGATCTACAAGTTCAACATCTGGAATTGAAAAATATTCAGTTCCACCAAATTGTAAATTTATATCACTAAGTTTTCCGTTAACTATTATTGGTTTTAATTGTGCATCTTTACCATTTTTAAGTGTAATGATTGGTTTATTATGATTATTAATAATAGTTGATCCATAACCTGTGCCTGATTCATAAAGGTATAGTTGTTCAATACTACCCCTTACTTTTGGTGTAATTTCAATATTAACAACAGCAGTAGTGCCAACACCAACAGGTATGAATTCAATAAATCCTTTTATATCTGGATATGCAAAATTTTGAAATCCAGACCCCTTAGAAGTAAATTTAACAAACTCACCTCTATCAAAGTTACTAGTAACTGTTCCACCTATACCTGCATCACATAATCTAAAAGAATTGTCATTTATCTTTAAGACTTGATATTGAATGGAGGTATTCAAACCAGTAATTGTAGTGCCATCACTTGTATAAGTTACAAATTCTCCACTACTAAATCCATGATTACCAAAATTAATAGTAGACTTGATAGTGTCAATTCCAACTTGTTTAACTATTAATTTTCTATTTGTATAATCACTACCTTGATCTATGACTTTTAAATCAAGTAAAGTGTTTCTCAAACCTACCTTAAAACCATGTTCTCCAGTGGCATTGCTTCCGTTTAAATTAATTCGATTTGTATCAGATGTAAAATCATCAAAAGTTTCATAAATTCTTATTGTACGATTATTATTAACTCGTGGATAGTAAGTTGCCCCATCAATTAATGTTGCAGTTCCTACTCCTATACCTATTCCAGTTCCAACCTTTGAATCATAAATTATTGGTTCTCCATCAATAAAATTATGATCATTAAAAAATATTATTTGATTTGTGGATGAATTTATACCACTTACATTACCACCTGATCTTGCAACGGGACTGAAAAGTTCCTCTCTAAATCTTGAACCTAAGACTGGTTCAATTACACAACCAGTTCCATTACCTCCTGTAATTCCTATCGATACTATCTTATCAATATCAAAATTTTGAGGATCAACAAAAACTTTTTCTATTTTACCCTTTACAACTGGTTGAACCAATGCTGTTGTGCCGATACCTGATGATATGGTTACATTTGGTATATTAACTACATCAAAATTATTTCCACCGTTTAATACATCAACAGATTCAATTGGTCCAAAATATATTTTATCCTGTGATTTATAATTTGTTATCTCAACTCCATTAATTAACATACCAGTTTGTCCTGGTGTTGTTGATTCACCAATACCAGTTGTTAAATCTTGCTTAAGAGGAAACTTTCTTACTAACTTTTGAGGTGATATTAAATCTGATTTTTGAGAATTTAATATAAACTTATGTGATGATATTCCTGCTGAGCTTTCAGTAAATTGTAAATTTTTACCAAGTTCAATTCCAGCAGGTGATCCATATAATTTAATTCTTTTTGAAGTAATAACATCTACATAATATATTCCTGTATCTAATCCAACTAAAGTGGGTCCGAAGTTAGGAGTATAAAAAATTTCATCTCCTGTTTTAAAAGGGACTTCATCATCAAAAACTATAATGGTAGAGAGTCCTGACTCTAGTATTCCAGTTAAAAAACCTACATTGTTACTTGTGTCTAATGTTATTTTTTTAGTATTAGCATCTATCTGCCTAGAGAGTCCAATTTTATTTGAATTTTCATCAACCAAATAAGATGGTAGAGAGTTCGATGCTACAAAAGCATTTTCATTCTCATTTTCTAAATAAACATTTTGAATATCTGAAATTATAGAGTCGTTACCAAATTCAATTGGAGTTCCTGAACTGTTTGCTTTGTTTATTTTTTTTCTAAGTTTATAATCTTGACTACTAGATGGATTAAATTCATTTGCTGCAGTACCAAAAATTATGTTCTTTAAAGTTACAGTATTATTTTGATTTTTTTCAGGATCTTCACTAACAAATGGTGTGTTACTTCCTGCTAAAGGATAAACAATTTTATTGCTTGATCTTTCTACTATTTCAACTTTGTCACCTAGTTTTAAACTTGATTTATCAATTATACTTGAAAGTTTAATATCAGCTGAATCAGGTGTTCCATTTATGAAATATGAAGAACTTGTATTGTAAATCCATGAATTACAGAAAATTTCTTTAAAGGTTTTATTGGATGATGGATTGAATACTTTGTCACCAATCGATTTAACTGCAAATATTTCTCCTTCTTCTACATCTATATTACCAATTTGTACAAAATCAGATATAACACCAGTTAAACGTAAAACAACTTTTTTATTTAAATCACCATCTTCATATCCAAAATATGTTATATTTGATCTAATATTTTCAATAGGACTAATAGAAGATGTAATTCCAGTACAATCTAAAAATTGATTAACTGTTTTTGATCCATATGTAATTGTATTCACACCAGCAATTACAATTCCTGTAGTTCCAAACCCAATTGTTGAGTCAACGTTTATAACCGATGCTCCTACTGCAACTGTTTCTAGTGATTTTGTATTTGGAACAACGACAAAATCATTCTTTACATTAGATGATTCATCATATCCAACAAATAATCCAATTTTATAATATGTTGTAATACCACTTTGACCAGAATCAACTCTTTCAAAAGGTTCTATTTCTGAAATGGATGCATTTATATCATTATCAATGTCACTGCGGAATAGAGTTTGACCTGTAAGACCTTTAAGAAGTGTTTGTCCTTTTAGTTTAACTGGATTACCAGATAATAATTCAGCAACACATACTTGTCTTCTCACGTAGTTTGCTGTAGATGGTTTTATTAACTTTTCTTCAAGATTTAAAATTTTGGGTGTTAATCCATATAATACATTGAATAAAATTCTAAATGATTCATCAGTTCCTTTTGCTTGATATAATGATCTTGCTTCTCGAATAAATGTTCCAACATCTAAATCAGATTGAAAGTTTTTGTTTTCAAGACCAGGTGTAAATGTCTTTTTAAATTTATTATAAAATTCTTTGAGAAATAAAGTGCTTAAATTTTGTATTGATGCCGATGAATCATGAGAATTTGCATCACTTGTGCTAAAAACTAAATTTTCTTTTTTTAAGTCATCATGATAACTGGTTATACCACTAAATCCACGTTTACAACCAGTGAATGTATCTGTTGTAATACCAGTATATGTAATTATCTCATCATCTATCTTCAGGAGACCATATTTGTTAGGAAATCCCTTGGTACTACTAACTTGTATGGTTTCACTAGTAGAAGCTATACCTACTGTTAATACTGTTGAATCTACTATCACTTCAGGTGTCAAATTATCAATATTTAAATACTGATCTAAGTTATCTACAATATCAATTGCACCACCTTGATATTCTTGAGATGCGTAATATTGCTGTAAAAAATCAACAGTCGTAGGACTCTCATCCAATATAAAATTTGGAAGTTGATTTGATATAACATCTTGTATTTTAACTTTATTGACTATCCCTGTTTCGATCATGCTATGCTCTTGTTATTTTTCCATTAGGATAACTTGATGTATAAAAATCTGTTGTAAATTGAACACCAGATATTTCATCACCAGAAGAAATTACATCTCTTACCATATTTATTGAACTATTTGAGATATCTAATGAAATATACAAATCTTTCAATCCAACAACATCATTTGATCTTGGAAAAGCTTGAACTTCAATAATATTATTTGATTTTACTGTTGATGTGATGTTTATTGTTGAAATGTTTATTTCACCTTTTTCATAATCCACTGATCCAGCAGAAGAGATAACATTACTGATTTCACCATTGTCTAATATCTTGAATATTTTAATAACTCCTGTTTTGCGGTCTGCATTAGGCACGTCAGTCATATAAACTATTGATGTATTTCCAAAAACAGTAAATCCCGTTGATTTGATGTTGAAACCATTTGGATCAACATAAAATTTATTACCATAACACAATTCATATTGTGCGAATTGATTTATTGATGATTTCAAATTTCTTCTTATGATTATTTTTGTAATATTAGAAGTAATTGCTTCATCTGTGCTGTCAATAATATTGACTAACTTACTATACTTTAATCTTCCTCCAAATTGATTCAAATTAATCGATTGAGAGTACTTTGTTAATGAGTTAAGCACATTAGTCTTAAGTGTATCAGTTGATGAGACAAAAGAATCATTAAAATATACACTTGAATCAAGTTCTACATATAAAATTTTCAAATCTACAATTTTTTGAGTAATTCCTGATACTGTGTACTGTTTTAATTTTGATAATATTTGGTTTTTTGAAAAATCAGAGACAAAATTACCATTTTTAGGTTTTATACTGATAACAACCGTTCCAAATTCTGGTGGATTGAGTTCTTCACCTCCAACAACAGAAACTGACTCCGTATTTGGATAAATTTTCTTAATTACCGACTCATAATCTCTTGCTGTAACTGCTCTATTCTGTGAAGAGTATGTAATTGGTGAAAAATACTTAATTGAATCAATAGATTCGATATTTGACCCATTCTGTGCCTTAAAATTAGTTATAATTGTCACATCATTCTCAATTGTAACGATATTATTGTTCTGATCAATCAATCTTCCAGAAAAAGTGAATTTTTCAGCACCATTTCCATCTTCTCCATCCGTTGTTATGTATTTTACACGTATGCGATTGCCATCTTCACCTACTGCAGTGCCTAATTTTTTACCAAAAAACCCATCACCAAACTTAAGTTCATATTTTTCGTCCTGAACTTCATTTATTAGGTAAATTTTTGAATTTTTATCAATATTTACAATATCATTTACTAAACTATACTGAGTTCCGTCATTACTATCACCCACTTCTGCAATATAAACAGCTATTTTTGATGTATCAATGTTTGGATTGTCTAAAATGAACCTTTGATCAAGTGATCCATCATAAATAAACTCTTTTTCAAGATAAATTCCTTGATAAACGTTAACATTTGAAAATGTTGCGACTCCATTTACCACAGTTGTGCTTACAGGTTCCGTAATTGAGAAGGTATATGTCAAATCATTCACATCACCTGTGCAAACAAGACCTGGTTTAATCGTAACTGAGTTTAATGTCTCTGGAACGGTTGCAGTAAATGATATTTGTGCGTTTGCTGCTGTTCTAGACCTTGGTGTATATCCTATATTTCCTGCGAGTGATACAACATTCTGTCTCAATGTAGCAGAATCCAAGAAAGATTCATTCACAATCATGTTTGAGTTGAATGCTGTGATATATGTATTGTATGCGAGTGTATCAATAAGGACAGAAAAGTTTGAACCTTCAAAATCAAAGTCTTCAAATTTAGAATTTGCTCTTAGATAGTCCTTAATTGACGTTTTTATCTGATCGAAATCGAGATTTGTAAAGTTGGAGAAAGGCATTTTACCTTGTTGCCTCTAATATAAATGAATATTCTTGAGTTGGGAACTCTTGACCTATAATATCAAAAAATATAGTGGCTTCAAACTCATTTGTATCGGGTGATGGGTCAACTTCTACCCTGACATTATCAACTCTTGGTTCATAATTTTGCACTGCAGCCTTAATTTGGTCTTGAATGACCGATGCAGTACCAAAATCGACAAAATCAAAGAGACTCTTATACACATCAGATCCAAAAGATGAGTTAAAAAACTTTTCTGTTGGAATTGTTTCTACAATGTTGCGAACTGATCTGCGAATTGCACTTTCATTCTTTAAAATTGGTAGATCTTTTGTGATTGGATGGGGTAAAAATGACAAACTAATGTCTTTAAACTCTCTTGATACCCTTTTGATTGCCATGAACCAAGTTTTATATTTATTTATACCCTTTTTTTAACAAAATTATCCGAGTTCTGGTTCAATTGCTGTATTTCCTGCTCCAATATTCGAATCTGCTTCAATAATTAAGTCATCTGATGCCCTTTCTTTGGCAGTTTTCCAGAAATAATTCTCTTCTGAACCTAATCCGTCACGATCATGACCGTTCTCCACCTGATAATACACTGTTGATACTTTAAAATCAGGAATCTTAGGTGTCTCAGGAGTGATACTGTTGTCATAAATCCTCATTCTGTTGTTTGGATAAAGACAAAACTGCCCATTATCGAGTTCTAACAGGTTATGAGACTTATGTTCGGCAGGTTGTTCACTTGTTGAGTAGTCAATTGAGTCAACATCCTGATGA